CTGACGGCACTAGCAGAAGTAGATGCAGCCAATATTTTACTTCCATTCTCCAATTCCAGTGATCCTCTATTCCATTGGAGGATTCCTTGCTGAAGCCACTTAGGGAGGTTTTCATAAGACAGTTGTAGACGACCTAACATTTCACGAGCAGTCGCTGCTTTGTTTGCTAGGATTGCTACGTTGACATTTGCATTAAAAAGAACATACCATAAAAGGTATGCTGTAACGATGGTTGATTTACCAGACTGGCGAGGTAACTTGGCAATATTAAATCTGTTGTCATGGAAACTTTTAACCATGTCAACCTGAAAATCATACATCTTGAAAGGAATGACACCCTCATCAAGAGATACAATTTTGATGTAATTTAAAATAAAATATGTTGGATCTTCCGAACATTTGATATACTCTTCAACTTCTTCAGGAGAAAACTCAGTAGCAACGTTTGCTTTCTTTAGATTAGGATTACCAAGATATACGTCAGTAGTACTCATACAAGTGTCCCATGCTGTCTGCGGATTTCGCGCAGTTCTTCAAAGTCTTTCTTCTTAGTGCCGCCATCATATGCCCAGGCGTAACCCTCTTCAATCATTTGCTCATTCAAGGAAGTATCTCCATCCCCTACATACAACCACCCGAGAAGGCGACCATACTTGCCGACACCACCAACAAGCTCAGTACGAATAATAAGCTCATCATCCCCACGAAGGGCACCATCCAACTTCTCTTTGAGCCAAGCCGTCGCATCTAATCCGAGCTCCTTTTCTTCCTTGTCTCGGGTGCGTTTTTCTGGCGTGTCCACGCCAGCAACTCTAACTCTCTCTTTTTTATAAAGGTCAAAACCGAGATCAATTGTGACATCGATCGTATCCCCATCGACGACTCTATTTATTTTCGTCACTCTGAAGTTGTAACAACTCTTCCGACTTGGGGGTGTCATTGCTCCCATGATCTTGTGCCTCTCGTGTATCAACTAGTAGTATATATCTAATAACCCAGGAAACTCCTATCAGGAGAATGATGATCGAGATGATCACACTCCAAACAGGATCGTTTATATCATTCAGGGGGCGGAGGAGGAGATTCATTCCAATCTGATTTCAACTGATTATATCTAGGATTGGTCTTCGCCTCCCGTGATACCATTTCTCCTAATTCATGAGCGCATTGACACCAATCTTTTCTTGCATCCTGTGCGCCCAATGCTTTTTTATAAACAATCTATACCAATAGTGCCAAAGTTTATTGCACTCTTCATTCTTGATATTAAGATGCTCTTCTCGATACATTAGGGGTTGTTAGGGTCCAAACCTAAACTAAGTAGATACTCACGCCACCATTGTTGTTTTTCTTTTTTCCATTGTGGCACGGGTCTACCTCTCTCAGAATACCACTCCTCTAAGGCATTATCGATAGTCTGTGCGATTTCCATATTCCTCTTCCTCCTCGTCAACATCTGCATACGCATCTGCCACATAGGGTCCTCGTTTTCGTAGAGGTTCTTTTCTGACATAATCCGATTCAGCATTAACAGCGGAAATCCAAACTGCAAGTTTCATAACTATAAAAATTAAAACCAACGGTGTAAAACAACCGATGAGAATAATTGGATTCATTTGTGGCTCCTATCGAAAGGTTCCCAGTGCTCCCATCCATATTTATGTACAGCCCACATTCCAAGGATAGGGACAAATACAAGAAGAAACCCCATGACGCCTAAGCACCATGGAGTTTGCATTACTGAGCGGACAAATAGTTGCACATGTGTCATGCTGGATAATCCCAATTTGTTATTTGTCTTGTTTTGTAGTCTGGTCCCCATCCACCAGTATAGAGAAAAGGAGCAGTGCGAATGGGACAAGAGTCACCAGTGCAGAGAAGATCATCAACGATTCTCCATGACTCCATAACTTCGTCAGCATGGACAAAGTGTGACTGGTCTCCATTGATTGCATCATAAAGAAGTTTCTCATAACCGTCAACTGCTCTTTCTTCTGGATATGCGTGTGTTAATGTGGCAAGCTCCAAATTGTCCCCCAAGCCAGGGGACTTAATGTCCATCCGAATATCAAGATGAGGATTAGGCTGTAGACGAATAACGATACGATCGTTGATTTCTCCTTCATAGAGTTTTAGTGGTGGTGCCTTTAGTTTGATAACAACTTCTACGCACCCATAGGGCATTTTCTTGCCCGTCATAACGTTGAAAGGAACTCCCTCCCAACGCCAGTTATCGACGAATAGAGTCCCAGCAAAATAGGTAGGAGTACCACTGTTAGGATCAACGCCCTCTTCATCACGGTAGCCATGATATTGTCCAAGAATAATGTTCTCACTCATTCTAGTCGCTGCTAGAACTTTTGTCTTCTCCCGTCTGACTTCTTTTGCTGACATTCTACAAGGTGCTTCCATAGCTATGAGAGCAAGAACCTGTAAAATGTGATTCTGTAACATATCTCTAACTGCACCAGCAGTTTCATAGTATTGGGCACGTCCTTCGCAACCAATAGTTTCAGTTGCAAAGATCTGCACTTCTTCTATGTACTGCCTATTCCAAAGTGGTTCCAATAGAATATTGCTAAAGCGGGTGGCAAGGATATTATTAACAGTATCTTTACCGAGATAATGATCAATGCGATATACTTGTTTTTCGCGTAGATATCTAGCAACCACAGTTGATAGATGATCAGCAGATTTATAATCGTGGCCAAAGGGTTTTTCGATAACCACCCTAGTTTTTTCTGGGTCATCTAAACATCCTGCCTCCTTGAGATTAGTGATTGCATCTGCATATCTCTCTGGTGGGACAGAGAGGAAGTAAGTCATGTCATCAATGTACTCGGGAAGATTCTTCAGCGAGTCTAGATTAGACAAGTCAGCACACTGATAATCTAAATGATGGAAAAAATCCTCAGGATATTCTCCCAAGGATGCCTTCCACATTTCTGCTGTGGGTTCTCTCCTAGCACAACCTAGGATTAAAAAATTATCTGGCAGCAATTCCTTCTGCCAGAGTTTGTATAGTGCGGGGATTAGTTTCTTCTTACAAAGGTCTCCCGTTGCTCCGAAGATAACAATCCCTCTAGTGAGCGGTCCCGTTTCCGTCATAGTCGTCTGATTCGTAGTAGTTATTTTCACCTTTTCGTAACCCGAAATATATCGTGGATAATACAAAGGGTATTGCTGCCCAAAGTAAGACATCAGCAAATATCATTTTTTCTAAACCATAGTGCTAAAGTGTATCTGGCATTTTCTTTTACCATATTTACTGAGTGAATTAAATCATTGTTAGAAAAGATTACTAACTTTCCAGTTTCAGGTATTACTTTAGTATTTTCAAAGCATGTTTCTCCGCCAGAATAATCATCATTTAAATAAATTAAAGCGGCAAACACATCACCTTTATAATCTTTATGTGGGTCCATATAAGAACCTACAGGCCACTTAACAATCTGGCAGGTGTCTAGTAAAATGTTTTCATCATACTTTTTACACTCATGTAAAATGTCGTCTGCTATAGGACCAAGAGATACATCTAATGGAAATGTATCTCTATATGAGAATGATTCATTAATATTTGAATTGTAAAACTCAATGAAGTTAAAGCATTCAGTCTTTAATAAAAAATTTTTCTTTTCTACTAAAACTGCATTACCTAACATCATGGCCACCAAACATAGCTCTCATTCCATTCAAAACCTTGGCTGTGAAAGCACCCAAACGGCGCGACTCAAAGCGTGCCCACAACGCACCAGAGATAACAGGAGCGGGTACGCCAAGATCCACAGCAGCGTGGACAGTCCAACGACCCTCACCACTGTCTGATACTCCACCATCGAACTTGCTAAGCTCTCTATCGCTGCGTAGTACATCAGCGGTAAGGTCAAGCAACCAACTGCCAACCACACTACCACGACGCCATAACTCAGCAACTTTAGAAACGTCAATGTCATAGCAATAATCTTCTGGATTATCCATTGGAGCAACCTCAGCATCACCTGCAGCAACGTATGCTGCGCCAGCATTTGCTTCATGCAGGATATTAAATCCTTCTGCATATGCTTGCATGATTCCGTATTCGATTCCATTATGGACCATTTTTACGAAATGACCTGCGCCTGGACCGCCGCAATGCATCCATCCAAACTCTTCTGGATAAAGGACATATCCATCCCTGTTAGGGAGACGTTCGGCGGCATCGATACCTGGGGCGAGTGCATCAAAGATTTTACGGCAGGTATCGACTGCAGTATTTCCGCCGCCAACCATAAGACAGTATCCACGCTCCAGACCATAAACACCACCACTAGTGCCACAGTCAAGATACGCGATACCCAATTTTGCAAGACGCTCTGCTCTTTTCCGACTGTCCTTAAAATTG